CCAGCAATTAAGGAGGTGATGTTAGGTGCCACGAAAAAGCTATGAAAGCGAGTCTGACGCTGTTTTGTCGCTGACCCCGCCACATCACTTAGGCAAGATTGCAAGTGCCATGTGGCGAAAAATGGTGCCCGTACTTAACGCTTCAAACAAGATGGCTCCATTAGATAAGAATTTAGTTGAAATGTACGCAAGCCAATACGAGATTTATCGAAATGCCTATGAAGATATCAAAGAGAATGGTCAAGTTACCAAAGTTTATAAGACGGTGGTTAACCCTGTGACCGGTGATGTGATTGCTAACGATATGACGGGCTATAAGCGCAATCCTAGTACACAGATTTACTCGGATGCCATTAAGCAGTTGAAATCATTAGGTAGTGAGCTTGGTTTATCACCTGCCAGCCGTGCTGAACTTATGCAATTGAGTTTGGACGACGGAAAAGACAAGCCAAGTGCTACGGAACAACTGCAAGCGCTATTGAATGGAGGTGGTGATGATGAGGGTTGATCTAACTCAATCACACGACGTTCTAGGTTGGTACCAGCAACTACATGACGAATACGCAGACATCAGAACCAAATACAAGGACGCTGGAACAAAGTACGCATTCAGTGTCCTAGATGGTGATATTCTGGCCGGCTACATGATTAAGCTTGCAGCGTTCCGGCATATTCAAGACTTGGTGCGTTCAGAAACAGATGATTCGTTCGATTACCATTACAACGTCAGGGAAGCCAACAAGATACTTCGATTTGCGAGTGTATTTCCTGATGTTGATACCGGTGAACCAATGCCACTTATGCCGTGGGAAAAGTTTGCGCTAACTCAATTGGTTGGGTGGCGTGACCATCTTGGAAACAAGCGATACACAACGGCTATTCTGTCAGTTGCGCGCGGACAAGGTAAAACGTATCTAATGGCTATTCTTATGGCCTATGACTTCATGATTGAGTCAATTGGATTGTCTAACCAAGACTATCTAGTTGCGTCTATCAACTGGAAGCAAACTGGTAAGCTGTTCGGTTATATTGGTACAGCGCTTAATAAGATGACAGCGGTTGAACCGTGGAAGTCTTTGGCTGCTGAATCAGGGTTAAAAGTTCAAAATGACCAGATTGTCATGAAAAATTTCAACAACATCATGCGTGCGATTAGTCATGAGTCAGGACAATATGACTCGTTCCACTTCAAGACAGCCGTTTTTGATGAAATTGGTGAAGTTAAGAGTCGTGAAAAGATTGCCAAGATTACTTCTGGTCAGGTCAAGGTGCCTAACAAGCAATTCATTCAAATTTCGACATCATACCCAGACCCAACGGTGCCGTTTCATGACGACCAAAAGGCTGGTCAGCAAATCATGGAACAGGACTGGAACCGCGCAAATGACGACAATTTGGTGCTAGTTTGGGCGCAAGACAGCCTAAATGAGACATTTAAGCCTGAAACTTGGGTGAAGTCGAACCCGTTGCTGAATAATCCTGATCCACGAACTAACCCGCACGCATTCTGGCAATCATTCTTTGCTCAAATGTTGTTCAACGGTGAAGCGTTTGCTTATCGTTGGCGCAATGCTAACGGACAAGACCAACGTTGGGAACAATTACGGCCTTCACAAGTTCAACCGTACATCACCGATGACGGAAGCGGGTTGTTATATCAAGTGTCATTCGATGAACCGATGATTGGTACGCAATTCTTTGGTCAGGGTGACATTATCCACGTTCGATTGATGAGTACAAACGGTGGTTTGACTGGTATCAGTCCACTCACGGCATTAAGCAACGAATTAAACGTAAAAAGAGAGAGCGACAAGCTCACAATTCAAGCGTTGAAGCAGTCGATTAATGCAAACGGTGTGCTGTCTATCAAGGGTGGCGGTTTGCTTGACTGGAAAACCAAGGCATCACGTTCCAAGCAGTTCATGAGTCAATACACCGCTTCAAATGGTGGGCCGATTGTGCTTGATGATTTGGAAGATTTTAAGCCGTTAGAAATCAAAAGTAATGTTGCAGCACTTTTGGGACAGGTCAATTGGACTTCGACCCAAATTGCCAAGGTTTATGGCGTACCAGACAGTTATTTGAACGGTACAGGCGACCAACAATCGTCACTTGACCAAATCAAAGGACTGTACGTAAACGCGCTTAATCGCTTTGTGAGTGCCGTTGTTGGTGAGTTAAACACTAAGTTGTCAGCGAACATTACGGCAGACGTGCGACCAGCTATTGACCCAATGGGTGATTATTATCTTGCAATGCTTGCAAATATGGTTAAGCAAGGTGCAATGGGCCAAAACCAGTTCGAATATCTGGTGCGAAACCAAGGCTATTTGCCTGACGATATGCCGATTGCAATTATGCCTAAGCCAACAATGAAGGGAGGTGAAAAGGAAGATGAAGACAATTAACGTAAAGGGCGCTGTCATGGATAACGATAGCGCATGGTTTTACGACTACTTTGGCATGGACTATACAAGTCCTAAGTCAGTAGCAGACGTATTGAACGATGGTGAAGTTGATGATGTTGTGGTTAATATTTCATCGCCTGGTGGTGACGTGTTCGCAGCCAGTGAAATCTATTCAGAGTTGAAGGCATATCCAGGAAACGTCACGGTCAATGTGCAAGGACTAGCAGCTAGTGCTGCATCTGTAATTGCAATGGCCGGCGACACGGTGAATATGGCTCCAACCGCTCAACTGATGATTCACAAGGCATCAACTACCCAAGATGGCAACTCTGATGACATGGACAGTGCATCAGCAATGCTAGACAACACTGATAAGTCAATTGCGAATGCCTATCAACTAAAGACAGGTAAGTCACAAGCTGACTTGTTGCAAATGATGTCTAACGAAACATGGTTGAACGCACAAGATGCAGTTAATCAAGGTTTCGCAGACAGCATCATGTTTGTAGATGAAAATGCGCCACTGGTGACTAATTCACTGGAAGCTGCATTACCACCTAAGTCAGCCATTAACAAGCTGATGAATATTATCGCTAATGATAAGCAAAAAGAAATTAACAACAAGACTGATATCCAGCCTGTGGACGATTTGAAAGCCCGCAAGTTGGCTATTTTGCTAGACAAATAAATTTACGAGGTAAAAACATATGGATATTCAAACATTGAACAACGCATGGGTTGAAGCTGGACAACGATTGTCTGACTTGCAAAACAAGGCGGCTCTATTGGTAAGCGACGACGCAGCAGACGTTGACGCTATTAACTCAATTAAGAACGACATCGACGTTGCAAAGGCTAAGCGTGACTTGGCAAAGGACAACTACGATCGTGCCGTTGAAGACCAAGCACATGCAGTTTTGAACGACCCAGACGCTGGCAAGAAGCCACTGAACGACGAAGAGGTCAATATCAAGGACGAGTTTGTTCAGGACTTTGTTGGAATGATGAAGAATGACCCAAAGGTGGTCAACTTGGTTTCATCATCAACTGACGAAAATGGAAACGCAATTGGTTTGACGATTCCACAAGACATTGAGACGGCTATCAACACGTTGAAGCGTCAATATGATTCATTGGAGCAATACGTCAACGTTGAAAAGGTTGGAACGCCTAACGGTTCACGTGTATTTGAGAAGTGGTCAGACATCACGCCATTGACTAACTTGGATGCAGAAGATGGTCTAATTGCCGACAACGACGACCCTAAGCTATCAACCGTCAAATACTTGATTAAGCGTTATGCAGGTATCACGACGGTAACTAACACGTTGTTGAAGGATACGGCAGAAAACATCTTAGCATGGTTGTCATCATGGATTGCAAAGAAGGTTGTTGTTACGCGTAACACTGCCATCATCGCTGCTATGAACGCAGCACCAACTAAGCCAACATTGGCAACGTTCGATGACATCAAGAAGATGGCGTTGACTGCTGTTGACCCAGCTATCCGTACAACGTCATTCTTCATGACTAACACGTCTGGTATTGCTGTTTTGGCAACGGTTAAGGACGCAGAGGGACGTTACTTGTTGCAACGTGATGTTACTCAACCTGAAAACTACATGATTGATGGTAAGCAAGTAATCGAAATCGCTGACAAGTGGTTGCCTTCAAACAAGGGTGCAATGCCTTTGTACTTCGGTGACTTGAAGCAAGCCGTAACGTTGTTTGACCGTGAAAATATGTCATTGTTGTCAACCAACATCGGTGGCGGTGCCTTTGAAAAGGACTTGACGAAGCTACGTGTTATTGATCGCTTTGATGTTAAGACAACCGATGCCGATGCATTTGTGGCTGGTTCATTCACGGCTATTGCTGACCAACCTGCAAAGGCTGTTCAACAAGCTGCTGCAGCCGGAACGCAAGCTTAATAGGCAGGTGAGTTAAATGACGGTCAATATTGAACAATTCAAGACACTAATGCGCGTTGATATTGCCGATGATGACGCAATTATCAATGGCTACTTGTCTGCAGCTGAAAATTACATCAAGGATGCAATTGGAACGGATGGCAATTTCTATGCTCAACCTGCTGTTGTTGACCGTTACGAAACTGCTGTCTATGCCTATGCTGGCACGTTATACACGTACCGCATCAGTATGACTGAAGTTAAGGCGGTAACAATGGACGCCACTGTCAACTCAATTGTTGGCCAATTGCGTGGTAAGTATGCAGAATGGGAGGAACAACATGAAGGCAGCTGATTTCAATCGTAAGGTCGCGTTTGGTACTGTGGAATCAAAGCAGAATCCAAATAATGGCTCGATCAAAAAGACCTTCGTGAAACAGTTCAGTCTGTGGTATGCACCCAAGACCCGCACGTTAAATCAACAGTATCAAATTCAAGGTACTCCATT